CAATATGTTCTTCTATTTTTATTGCATGGTACTCCTTATTTAATTATGATAAAAATTCTCTTGTTCTTTCAAACAAAGGTGCTACTACTAGAGAAATTATTGATAAGGGAAAAACTATTCTTGAACATTTACCTTTCTTTTTAAAACCTGGCGTTATAAAATGGGATGTATTTAACTCAAAGTTTGATAATGGATGTCGTATTATTGGTCAAACCACAACTAAAAAGGCTGCGATCGGTTTTACCATTCATCTTCTATTTATGGATGAGTTCGCTCACATTCCACAAAACTTCGTGGAAACCTTTTATGAAAACGTTTACCCTACCGTTTCTGCATCTTCTAATTCAAAGGTAATTATTACAAGCACACCTAACGGTTTTAATAAGTTCTATGATATTTACTCCACTGCAGAAAAAGGTTTAAATGAATATACACCATTCCGTGTAGATTGGTGGGATGTACCAGGTAGAGATGAAGCCTGGATGAGACAGGAAGTTTCAAACTTAGGATCTGAGGAAGCCTTTAACCGACAATACGGTAATCAATTTATTGCTAGTTCATCATTACTATTGGGCGCAGACAGTCTTAAAAAATTACAGAAGGAGCAAAAGGAATTTGTACATAGAGAAATTCCAGAATTTGAAGATGAGGCAGTTGACTATTCAGGTCTTTTATGGGATCCTGAGTTTAATTTAGATGAAGTTGAGGAAGATACAAATTATTGGGTATTTTCAATTGACATTGCAGAAGGAAACGGTGGAGACTATTCTATCATAAATATATTTAAGATAGAGTTAATGGATGAAAAGGATTGGAAAAGAGTAACATCACCAGGTTCTTTTACTGACTTTTTTAGATTAAGACAAGTTGGTAGATTTAGAAGTAATGAACATACTATTGAGGAGTTTGCAAAAGCTGTTTATATTTTATCATTTGACATGTTTTATTCTGAAAACTTAAAACTTATTATTGAGTGGAATATGTTTGGTGGAGAACTTATACGAAGGTTAGAAACTGTATTTCCACAGAGAAACGATTTTGATGAAGAAATGGTTGTTAAGTTTAAACACAGAATAGATGCAAAAGTGAAAAATTTTGGACTTAAAATCAAAAAAGACAATAAACCTATTTTTTGTCAAAATTTCAAAAAATGTATTACTCAAAATAAAATTATACTAAAAGATAAAAAAACTGTGTATGAAGCCTCAACTTTCGGTAAACTTCCAAACGGATCGTATGCAGGCCAATTAGGGAACGACGACCTTATAATGACGAGTATAAATAGTTCTGAATTCTTCTTTACTTTAGACTTTTCTGACTTTGCTGAAGAGATATATGATCAGGTTGATGATAGTATTCAGGAAAAGATTGATACTATACTGGAAAAAGATTCTAAGGGAGGAAATCTTAACTATGATATTTACGATCTCGTGTAGAAAAGTATCTCTATATTGGATATATAAAAAAATCAAATAAAAAAAATATATTATAAGATGGCACTAGATCCTAAAATCGCTTCTCTTAAAGCTGCAGGTACATATCGCTTCGAGTTTGATAAAAGCCAAGTGGTTAGCATCCCTGCGAACCAAACACGATTAGTCGTAGGCTTTTCTAAAAAAGGTCCTTTCAATACGCCAGTTTTTGTTCCTGATACTGCTTTCTTTAAGCAGGTATTTGGGGATATCGACAGAAATCTTGAAAGAAAAGATTCATATTTCCACAGAAGCTGTTTAGCAGCATTGGAAAGAGGACCAATTCTTGCACTTAACTTATTGGCATTAGATTCTAATGACAATGTTGACTACATCAAGTTAGGTACTTCTGCAACCCCAGAGGCACAGAATAATGCAGGTGGAAACGGAGAATATCAAAAGTTTTACAACAGAGATAAATTCTTTTTCCCTGACACTGATGCATTCCTAGATAATGTTGGAGCAAATAGAACAACATTAAGTTCTCTTACTACTAATGACTTATTGGATTTTGTTAATTTAGGACAAAACCCAGTATCTATTATTGTTAAGAAAGCTGCAAATGCAAATGTTTCATCATTCAACGTTACTGTTGAAGAATGGTATGGTACTGCAAATGTACCAGGATTCTTAAATAAAGACAGTTTAATTTCTGACTTTATGGTTGATGTATTTGTACTTGGTGGTAACTTCGGTGGAGACTTTAATTCAGCTACTCCTTACGAAAGATTTGAAGCTGACCCAACATTCCAACCTTACTTTGATAAAACTTTAGGAATCAAAAGAAAGAAATTTGATGCTGATACAACAGATACTCTTTTACAAGAATTCTTTAACGAAAGTGAAGTTAACCTAATTGCAACATACACTGCATGTTTACTTCCAGATTTCGTAGATCTTATCGGTAGAAACCTTTTCATTGAAAACGTGATTAATGCAGATACCGCTACTACTGGTTTATTCTGCGCCGTGAATGAAGATCTTTTCAGTGGAGATTTTCTTATTGATGGTGTACCTGGTGGTATTGACCTAATTGGACATAATATTGAATATGCTCAAACTAGCGGTATTCAGGACGATGTTAATTTCCTATCTTACCATGCACCAATTGTATCTGATCTTTCTTATGCAAGAACTGCTCAGGTTACAAACACTGCAACTAAAACAACTGAAACTATCAACGTAAGTTCAATTACTGGTGGTAACATTCAGATTACTGTTGTAGGTGCTCCTGGTGATGATGTTTATGATGCATTCGCAAGTATGACTGCAAATACTTCAACTGCGGTAGGTTCATTTATTAAAGGCGCTATTAGTGGAAAATATATTCCAGTAGTATCTGTTAATATAACACCTACAGTTGTAACGGTTACTGTATCTGCGGTTGGTGGAACTGTTGTAGGAGATTTTCCAACAGCGGCTTCTACTGTGTATACTTACATTAATGAAGAAGATTTTAACTTTACTGTACAGGAATTCGATAACGCATCTACTAACTCACAAATCATAGGTTCTTACGGAAGTGGACTTTATACTCAAGCNGCTAACGGTACTCTTACCGATGGTGATGAAGCTGTTTATGAAATATCTTCTGTTGAATATTCTTCTTACTTAGTATTTAATACTGTTGATTATGGATTCATCCACACAGGTGTTCCAACTACAGGTGTTAATAAAGTTGCAATTTCTGACCCTGCATACTACTTGCCTGCTGTTAGAATTAATGCATACCAAGAAGATTCATTTGTAAATGCTACACCAAAATCAGAATTTAATATTGATGGTGCTGGCGCATTCCTTAATTCAAGCGGTAATACATATTCTGCAAATACTTTAGGAATTCAAACTCTTAAAGGCGCAATTAATTTAGGAATAGATATCTTAGCTGATTCTACCACTGAGCCTTTATTAAAACCTAACCAAATACTTATTGCAAGTACTTCACCAGAAGCTGCTGATATTATTGTAGGAAATTACTTGTTAAACTTTGAAGGTTCTATCGCGGTTCCTCATTCAAGATTAACTAGAATTAATGAAGTACAGGGTGGTAAGACTACTACACAGTTTCCTATCATTCCTCTTAATTCAACTGCATTGCTTATAACATGTCAATCAGAAATTTCTGTTACGACAGTAGGACTTACTAAAAAGGTTGAGTTATACTACCCAGTTGATACTTGGGTTGATTACTTAAACATCTTTACTTTAGAAGGTTTCCAATTAGATGTTACTAAACATGTACCAAACGGAACAAACGAACGTCAAAATCAAATCTTAAATGGTACTTTAAATGGAACTAATCTATTTAAGGCGCTAACAGACAGAGAGACAATCAATTTCCGTTACATCGTTGATACATTTGGAAACGGTATTGAAAGTGGATCTAAAGCAATCTATACTAATTTATGTCAAAATAGAAAGAATGCATTCGCTATTATAAATGCACCTTCTGCTAAAGACTTTAAAGCTAACATTGATCCTTCTTTCGTTGATGCAACTGGAGCACTATCATCTAGATTTATTTCAACTGGTGGCGATTTAAGTAAAAATCCAACTGTTAGATATTCTTTACCTTCATCTACACAAGGTGGAAGTTGGGGAGCATTCTATTATCCAAACTTAGTGGTAAGAGATTTAGGTAAGAACATTATTGTTCCACCTGCTGCTTATGTATCTAATAACTTTATCGCTAAATACGAAAACGCATTGCCATGGTCACTTGTTGCAGGTGTTCGTAGAGGTGTTGTAGGTGGAACTGGAGTTGTAGGATTAGAAATTAATCTTGATAATGAAGATAGAGATTACCTAGAGCCATTTGGATTAAATCCAATTATCTTCCAAAGCGGAACTGGTCCAACTATCTTTGCAAATAAAACTGCACAGCAAACTCCAAAATCTGCGTTAAGCTCAATTAACGTTAGAGAGGTTGTAATTTACATCCAAGATGGTATTGATGCAATTCTTAAAAACTATTTGTTCGAGTTCAATACTCCACAAACAAGATTAGAGATTAAGACTCTTGCTGATAACTTCTTAGCAACTGTACAAAATGATGATGGTGTTTATGACTACAGAAACGTTATGGATGAAACTAACAATACACCTGATGTTATCGATAACAATATTGGTATCCTAGATACTTATATTGAACCAGTAAGAGGTATGGAAGTTCTTGTACAAAGAACAACAATTCTTAGAACTGGAGCAATAAGTTCTGGAAATTTCCAATAATAAATAAAGAAAAGAATAAATAAAAAAATAAGATAAGCTATGCCATTACCACATTACACACAGTCTAGGGCAAGTACTCAAAAGTTTGAACCAATTTACCCTAACTTATTTGAGGTTACTATATTTTCTCCTCTTGGAGATGATACGGGTTTAATTTTGGAACATGTTAAATCAATCGGTGGTTTAAATAACCTTAACCCATCAATAGATGCAGTTGGTCAAAAATATAAATTTGCTGACCGCTCATTTGCAGGTATGCCAGCCTCTACGGTTGCAGACATTACAGTTAACTTTACACTTAACTTAAATGAAGCCAATGAGAACTACATATATAACATATTCCGCAATTGGTATAAATTAATCTATGATCCATTGACTGGAGAAATGGGATTGAAGAAAGATTATGTTGGAAGTATGATCATTGTACAGTATAACCGTGCAGGTGATATTTTCAGAAAGATTACTCTTAAAGACGTATTCCCAACTGGACAACCAACATTCTTAGATGAATTGAATTACGAAACACAAGATCCTGCTGAGCTATCAATGACTTACCGTTGTGATCATTGGGTTGAAGAAAATGTTGGAGGTTAATAACTAACATACTTTATAAAACTGGCCTAAGGGCCAGTTTTTTTGTCATAACCCTAATATATAATATAGAATACATAATCTAAAACATATGATCATTTTTAAAGTAGAAAATATATCAGACGGTAAGGTTTACATTGGCCATGCAGTTAATGATAATCCTAATAATTTAGGTACAGGAAAATACATTAAACGTGCAGTAAAAGATTTTGGTACAACATCATTTAATAGAGAAGTATTAGAAGAGTTTTCTAATGATGAATCATTAGGCATAATCATGGATCGCGTTGAATACTGGATAAAAAAGTATAAAGCAGATAATCCAAAGCATGGCTACAATGAAAGTGTACAGGAAATGATACCACAAAAGAAAAGACTAACTAAAAAACTACAGGTTCTTTTAACTCCTGAGGACGAAGATAATCTTAACACTATAATTATCCAAAAATCAATGGAGAATAGAATAAAACCTATTCCAATTTCAAGATATGTTAGAAACATTATCGTTGAACATATAGTTCATGAAATTTCACCAGAAAAACAATTAACAAAACAAAGATAACATGAGCAATTACGAAGAAGACATCAAAAAAGAGTTTGAAGCGGCTGAAGGTATCGTAACACCTGAAGTTACTGAAGTTACCGAGGAAAAGATAACTTCCTTAGGTAAAGTTGATATGACTAGAGGTAGCGGTATTACTTCACCAGACGATCCTGAAATTAAAAGAATTCAGGAATTAGCAGGTCATATTAGATTAGATTTATCACAATTACCATCAGGTGGTCGTTTTTATAGAGAAGATTTTGAAATTCATATAAGAGCAGCGAGAGTTGGCGAAATTAGAGATTTTTCAACAGTTGATGACGAAAACCTTAAAGATGTGGATGATAAACTTAATTCTATTTTGGTATCATGTACAAAGATTATGTATGGATCTCAAAAAGGATCATATAGAGATCTACTTGAAGAAGACCGCATTTATGTTATCTTATCAATTAGAGAACTTACATTTAAAAATGGTGAGGCAAAGATTCTGATGCCAGTAGGTAAAAAGAAATGCGCAACACCTTCATGTAAAGCACAAGATAACATGGAATTAAAAACTGAAAATCTTCAGTTTAACCATGTAGATGAATTAATTGAAAGATACTATGATGACGTTAACCGTTGTTACACAGTACCAACAAAGAGTCATGGTGAACTTACTTTAGCACCACCTACAATTGGTGTAATGAGAGCAATCACTGATTACGTAAGGAAACGTGAAGAAGAAAATAAATCTTGGGATAAATCTTCAATTTCAATTTTACCTTACATTCAACGTGAATGGAGAGGATTTAACGATAGAGAAATATTTTCTGCAATGACAAATTTCCAAGGATGGGATACTGGTAAGTATTCATTAATATACAGATTGGTTGAAAAAATGAAAATTGGTATAAAGCCAGAATTCGTTTATCCATGTCAATCTTGTGGCGGGGAGGTCACTGTTCCGCTTTCCTTTCCCGGGGGAATCAAGTCTCTGTTCATTATTCAAGATATCTCATCTGAATTATTATAAACTCAGAGTACTATTAATGGAAAAACTGCATATCCAGCCAACTGAGCTGGATATGCTTCCATACTATGAATACGAGTACACTGTTGAAATTTACAATGACATTATCAAGGAGCGTAATGATGAAGAGAAAAAACAAAACGCAAGTGCTGAGGATAAATATAATGTAAATGGAATGCAAAAGAATATGTCTAAAAACATGTCCAATTACAAAAATCCTTCAATGCCTAAGATAAGCATGCCAAGGTTCTAAATATATAACTATGGATGGCAGTAGTAACTCTTAAAGATTTAATGGATCCGCTAGTAAAGATAGCGGCCGCAACAGAAAAGACCGCTCAAAAAATTGACGCGGTTGTTGCAGCTGTAGCTGGTGGTACAGGATCTTCTTTAAATCAGGAGATTATGACAGAATTAAAAATCCAAACGGATTTATTAAGAGTTATAGCTGGTAATTCAAAAGGTGGCGGTGGCGGAATAAAGGTTGGTGGTAAAGAAGTAGACCAAGATAAACTTAAGGAAGGTGCAAATGCAATTAAACTATTAGGTGGTGGTGCTGCTTCTCTTGCTATGGGTCTATTAACCTTTATGTTAGTTCCAAAGAGTGTTATTAAGAAATTTGTAACAACTATTCAAGATCTGATGGCTGCCTTTGATCAAATAGACATAAAAAAGGTAGAAAAAGGTAGCCAAGCATTTGAACTAATTGCTAGATCAATCGGTCAATTTGCAAGAGGGCTTGCATTGGCTGGGATCCTATTTATACCTGCATTAATTGGTGTTGGTCTTATTAAACTAGCAATAAGTATTTTATTACCTACATTCCAAATGCTAGGTGATTCTGAAAAGAAGGTAGATAAAGGCGCGCAAACATTGTCTTTAATGGGTGGAGCTTTAATTAGTTTTGCAAAAGGTTTAGTTCTTGCTGCGATTGGATCTGCTATCGGTATTTTATTTACACCTCTTATCGTTTTAGCAATGATTATTGTTGGTGGAGCATTTGCTTATCTAGGAGCAATGGATAGAACTATTGAAAACGGCGCAAGAGTAGCTAAACGAATGGGTCGTGCCCTTATATGGTTTTCGGCTGGGTTAGTTATTGCTGCAATAGCATCTGCTGTTAGTATTTTATTTACACCTCTTATTGTTTTATCATTGGTTCTTGTTGGTGGTGCATTTGCCCTTCTAGGTGTATTTGATAAATCTATCAGAAAAGGTGCAGTTGCGTTATTTGTTATGAGTATATCTCTAGTCCTATTTTCAATAGGATATCTTATATTTTCTTCTGTTGTTAAGGACGTAACATTAGAAGATATTGCCATGCAAGCAGGCCTTTTAGTAGGTACAGGTATTGCATTTGGTATTCTTGGTAAAATGGCTTTATCTATCGTTGAAGGTGCTCTTGCTATTGCTGCTGTCGGTATTGGTCTACTTGTGTTTAGTTTAGGATATCTACCATTCGCGGCAGTTACTAAAGATATGACACTGGAAAGTGTTGCTACGCAAGCAGGAATTTTATTAGCATTAGGTGTGGAATTTGCCGCAGCTGGTGTTGGTGCATTGTTCATAGCGGCTGGTGCTGCGGCATTTGCTTCTGTTGGAGTTGCATTATTATTGTTGGCACCAGGTCTTTTAGCAATAAAAAAGGTTAACTTTACAGAACAGGATTCTGTTAAATTGGCTACAATGTTATCTGGTGTAAAAAGCGGATTCTTAGGAGGTAAAGGATCAGATGAAGGTTTCTTCGCTAAAATAGGTGGAGCAATAACTGGAGCTATTGATTCTGTTAGAATGATTGAAGCTGCTGCTGGATTTATGGCAGCTGGTGTCGCACTTAAAATGTTGGCATGGGGTCTTAACGCATTCAAAGGTGTTAAATGGAACGATGAATTATCAAAGGAATTAGTAACTATGCTAAATGGTGTTACCACCGCATTTGCATTGGCGGGTTCAAGCCAGCAGGTACCTAGTTCATCTTTCTTTGGTCAAATGTTCGGATTTAAAAGAACTGCAGTTGAAGAAGGTATTAATTCTGTACTAGGAGCAGGGCGAGCATTAAAAGATATTGCTAAAGGTCTACAGGCATTTCAAGCTCTTATTGATAAAGGTGTTAATTTTGGAACCCCTGATGATAAAGGTCGTTATGAAAAAGGAACTCTAGGCTACGCTGTTGTAAATACAATTGGATTTATTAATGAAGCATTTGCTGCTGTTGCAGAACAAGGTAATGTTGATGCAGGTGGCATCTTTGGTTCATTATTCGGTATTAAAAAGAATAAGGTTGCAGAAGGTATTGATTCTGTTAAAGGTGCAGGGAAGGAATTAAGTAATATTGCAACAGGTCTTAAGTCATTCCAATCAATGGTTGATAAAGACATTAATTGGGATAAATTAGGAGACGCTATTACAAAAGCAGTAGGCTTTGTAGGATCTGCATTTGCTAAAATAGGTGGTATGGAATCTACCGATACTAATGCTTTGGCTAGTGTATTTGGTATAAGTTGGGATGAAAATAAAGTAAAAAAGGGCGTTGATGCAGTTCAGGGCGCCGGTAAGGAACTTATGCAAATTGCAAAAGGTCTAGAAACATTCCAAAAATTAATTGATAGCAAAATTAATTTTGATACATTAGGTAAAGCTATTAAAAAATCCCTAATGCTCGTTGGTGAAGCATTTGCAGTGATTGGTGGTAAAGAACAAACTGATAGTACATTATTTGGTTTAATTAAATGGGACGAAAACCTTGTTAATAAAGGTATAAAAAATGTCAAAGGCGCTGGTCACGAACTTATAAGTATTGCAAAGGGCTTACAGACTTTTGAGAAGCTAAAGGATCCTGCAGCTATTGCAAACAGTATTAAGACACTTTTTTCATCAATTGGCGATACTTTTTCGTTCTATTATGAAAAACCTAAATTCAAAGCCCAAGTAGATCATATGCAAGGTTTTATTAATACCGTGTCTCTTAATGCTAAAAAAGGTTATATCCATAAAGCTGCAGATGGTATGAAAGGAATTGCAAAAGCAGTTAACTCAATTGATTCGGTTAAAGCTGAAGCCTTTGCAAATTTATTTAAAGGCGCAGGTGATTTGACTGACAACAAGGCAGCCTTTAAGTCATTAGTTCAAGCAGTCGAAGATATTAGAACAGCATTAGGTGCAAATACCACAGCAACTACTACACCTGCTGCTGGTGGTACCACAACACCTGCCCCAAGTGCTGCTGGATTAGGTCCTACACTTAATAACATTAATGCCGCTCTTGGCCGACTTAATGGTACCATGAGTAATTTACCAGGCGCAATACAGTCAATCAAGATTATTGTACAAGATTAAAACTTTTTCTTAGAAACTTAAAACTAAGTTATCCTGTTACTATATAAAATTATCGGATTGTTCCACTAAAAGTATAGTAATTATGGATAAAAGTATTGTTTGGTTTGATTTAGAAACTACTGGTGTTAACACAGCAACAGATAGGATTATTGAGATCTGTATGATAAAAACAGATTTTGAAGGTAATGAGATATCTTCCTTTTATACACTCGTTAATCCTGGCCCAAATGTTGAGTGGCGCCAAGAAGCCATTGATAAACATGGCATAACCCCTGATCTATTAGAAGATCAAGATCGATTTGAATTTATTGCAAAAGAAGTGGTTGACTTTATTGGAGATAGTCATCTTGGTGGTTATAATGCACTTTATTTTGATATCCCAATGCTTACTGAAGAACTTATGAGAGCCGGTATTGTTTTCAATTATAGAGAACGTGCTGTATTGGATCCTTTCTTAATATATTCAAAATACGAAAGGAGAGACTTAAGTACCGCTTACACTAAGTACACTGGTAAGACCCTAGAAGGTGCGCATAGAGCTGAAACGGATATTCGTGCGACCATGGAAATATTCCAGGCTCAGCGTCAGTTATACACTATGCCACAATCACCAGAAGAAATTGATAAAGAAGTAAACGAGTCCAGACAGAATCAAGTAGATCTTAGTGGTAAGTTTAAATTTGCTGAAATCAATGGTAAACGCGAGGTTGTATTTAGTTTTGGTAAATGGGCAGGTAAACCTTTCCGTGAAGTTTATGAAGCAGATGCTCGATATATCGAATGGATGATTGATAAAGGTGAATTTGCAAAAGAAACCAAAATCATTGCAAGAAAGCTTATGGACAAAATGAAGGCTGAAAGGGCAATGCCATTATAAACCAATTGTTAATAACTTTTTTCACAAAATAAGAAAAAAGTTCTCTCTAGATTTTTTTTTCCCAAAAATTTGTATTATATTTATATTATATTTAAAACAACGGAAAAATGGAAAACAATCAAACATCAACTGAAATCAACTGCGGATCAATTGTAAAATTTGAAGGTGGATTTTATCGAATCTCTCGCTGTACAAAAAACAAAGTAAATTTGGCATCTGTCTTTGGTGGTCGAATCTACCACAAAGGAATCGCTAAAGCCGAGGTTACTGAAGCTGGGGCTGAATGGTACAATCATTGGAGTCAATCTGAAACTTATATGTGCATGTAATATGATACGAGAAAAACAACCAAGAAAAGAAATCATCATAGATCTTACAGGTCCCGATGGTAATGCATTTGCACTGATTGGTCTTGCACAAAACTTAGCAAAGCAATTAGGATATCAACCTGATAAACGTGGAGAACTTACCACTGAAATGATGAGCGGCGATTATGAACATCTGTTACAGGTCTTTGATAAACATTTTGGAGATTTTGTAATTTTAGAAAGATAAGGCATGGGAAGATTAAGAAATTTTGAAAAGATCAAATGGAAGCCATTCCAGATTAGAGAAGGAAACATTTCGGTAACAAATTATTGGACTGATGAAAATGGTAAGAAATGTCCGGTTCAATCTCATTTAGATATTCCTAGATATTCATTCTTTGAAATCCTAAAGTGGGAACCTAATCAATATTATGGTAAGCTCCAAGAATACCTAGATGACGGATGGCAAATATCATTTGGTGGAGATTTTCTACAAAAATCACAAACCTCTATTTCATTATCATTCTTTACTAGGAGTCCGGAAAGCTGCTATATGTTGGCGTGTTGGACTAATATGGACCACGATGAAAAAAGCCCTGATTTGAAATTTGTAGGATCTCGCCCAATGGATTTATCAACCGAAGAACACGCGGTATTTATGAAATTGGCAAAAGAAGGACAAGAACATATCCAAAAAGTTTTACTTAAATTTAATGAAGATGAAGATTGATATTGAAAAACTAAAAAAGATTGAAGAAGCGTGTGGTCAATTTGAAATTGGTCGAATCATGGGATGCGGTGATCATAATTACCTTCGCTTTGGTTATTGGAAACCGGTTGACGTAGACAGCCTAGCCCAAATTCTTGGACCTTCAATTGTAGTAGAGGAAGACTCTGATTATGATGAAGACTGCGGTTGGAAGTATTCGTATACACTTTATGATCGTTTTGAATGGGATGAGATTAAACGTAAACGCGAAGCATCATGGTGTAACTATAGTGGCATGCCGAGTCCTTCTGCATACACAGAAAAAAAATCATAAGGTGCATAAAACAAATGCATCATAGATTATATAATAATAAATTAAGAAATTAGTTCTTTGAAATTTGGGGATGACTGGATTCGACGGTATAGATGAAACATTAAGTCCAGCTGGGTGATGACCTACATCAAACCAATGTTAAGTGGCAACACTGAGCTTGCAATGGCTGCCTAGTAGTTAGGTACCGTGCACATCATCTCACAGAGTATACTTGTATGTGGGTAAGATGTTAAAGGAAGTAATTGCGAGAAAAAAGGTTTATAGTATCGCCAATGGAAACCACGAGAAACCTTGAGGAGAAATCCAATACCCATTAAGATCGGCTCTAGTGGTAGGTTCGCTGACCAAAGCAAAAACGTCAGTCCAAAAACTTTATGGCAAAAAGTTTTTCAATGTCGAATAATTGAATAAGCTGTAAGAAGACTTAATGCGTAAGTATGACGGACGAGGGTTCGACTCCCTCCATCTCCACAATAAAAGGATCGGTACAGCAAACTATTCATATAAAACAACTCTATGACTAGGTTTGGTTGAACTCGAAAGAGGTATAATCCGAACAAGACCAGGTTTATCACATCCTGGTTTAAAATAAAAAATGGACGTCAACTTCTCATTGTAGACGAAGGAGCCCAATAGGCAGCCGAAGTATAGTAGGCCCCTTAAGCAGAAGTCGAAGACGAAAAAAGAGATATACCTGCCGAGGTGAAGAATACGAACACGATCCTGTATAAGCGAAAGTAGCTCAGTTGGTAGAGCACAACCTTGCCAAGGTTGGGGTCGCCGGTTCGAACCCGGTCTTTCGCTCAAAAAAAATCTTATGCACTATGTGAAACAATCGTAGTGTGTTGATATATAAATAACAAATAAAAAAATCAATTCAATGCAACTGCATACATGTACATATTGGATTCCTAGTAATGTGGAGATAAAACTTCCACAAGCGGATTCGTTTACACATGATCCAGGCAGGAGCTAACTAGAATTGTTATCATATATTCTAAACCTCCTGGATTAATTTCTAGGAGGTTTTTTTTTGTGGAAACTTTCAGAACAGAATTGATTGGATTATAATTATACTGAATTTAATCAAATAAATTCAAATGTGTTCTTTGACATATTGGTACCGATTAGGAAGGTTGGCAGAGTGGTCGATCGCGGCAGTCTTGAAAACTGTTGAACCGCAAGGTTCCGTAGGTTCGAATCCTACACCTTCCGCAAATTAAATTGCCCTCTCGTCTAATGGCAGGACATGTGGTTTTGGTCCACAGTGTGGAGGTTCGAATCCTTCGGGGGCAACAATAACGGGGTGTAGATCAGTTGGTAGATCGCCTGGTTTGGGACCAGGAGGTCGTCCGTTCGAGCCGGGCCACCCCGACTAAGGATGCATACTGCAAATTTACAGAACTTTTATTTGGAAAAAGAAAAACCGCATCCTGTATTTGCCTCTGTAGCTCAGTTGGTAGAGCTACTGATTTGTAATCAGTGGGTCGCAGGTTCGAATCCTGTCGGAGGCTCAAATGGTCCATTCGTCTATCGGTTAGGACGCCAGGTTTTCATCCTGGTAAGAGGGGTTCGATTCCCCTATGGACTACAATATTGCGGGGTAGTAGCAGTGGTAGCTCGTTGGGCTCATAACCCAAAGGTCGGGGGTTCGAATCCCTCCCCCGCTACTAATACGGTCCATCAGTCCAGTTGGAGTGGACGCCGCCCTGTCACGGCGGAGATCACGGGTTCGAGTCCCGTATGGACCGCTAAAAAATGCCGAGGTTAATGCATAACCTAAAGTAACACGTACGGTTACACAGTAGGAAGGCTACCTACACTTTGGGGGTATAGCTCAGATGGCTAGAGCATCTGCCTTGCACGCAGAGGGTCGTGGGTTCGAATCCCTCTACCTCCACCAAGATCTCGTAGCTCAGTTGGTAGAGCAGTACACTTTTAATGTACGGGCCGCGCGTTCGAGCCGCGCCGGGATCACAAAAAAATCGTACACTATAGTTTCCCGTTTAGGATGCAACTATAAGAGGTGAATGTGAAAGGCGCAATCACAGTAGGTTAAGCGATATCCTACATATGCGGATGTGGCGGAATTGGTAGACGCGCTAGACTTAGGATCTAGTATCGCAAGGTGTGCAGGTTCGATTCCTGTCATCCGTACAAAAATGTTCCTACAGTATCTTCGGATTCTATAAAGAAAAGAAACAATGCATTGTTTCACGATAGGATGGTCACCTATCAAACTTGCATCTTTAGCTCAGTTGGTTTAGAGCATCTGCTTTACACGCAGAGGGTCGGTGGTTCGAATCCATCAAGGTGTACAAAATTGCGATGGCGGTACAGAGACGATCTCATGAGTCGTATTGGGTAGCTCCCCTCCGAGGTTCGATTCCTCAATCGCAACAACTATTGGTAGGTGGCCGAGTGGTTAAAGGCGGCAGACTGTAAATCTGCTCTCTCACGAGTACGGGGGTTCGAATCCCTCCCTGCCAACAATATGGACTTGTAGCTCAGTTGGTTAGAGCACCGCACTCATAATGCGTAGGTCCCTGGTTCGAGCCCAGGCTGGTCCACACAAATGCTCGGTTAGTTCAACGGATAGAACACTTGACTACGGATCAAGAGATAGGCGTTCGAATCGCTTACGGAGTACTAAGGATGGTTACTGCAAATAAACTTAAGCCTGTTAAGCTCGTGGTCGTTGGTTCGAATCCAACATCCAGCTCTATAGCAAGATTCGTCTTGTGCTGGATTAGCTCAGTGGTAGAGCACGTATTTTACCATCCTGTTTTTGGTGATGTAGCTCAGTTGGTAGAGCAAAGGACTGAAAATCCTTGTGTCGGCGGTTCGATTCCGTCCATCACCACTAAATAATAGATAAGCATTCTAAGGGGTCTCCCATGTAATATTGGGGCGTGTCTAACCCAAAGCCTCTGTCTATTATTTTTATTCCTCGGTAGCTCAGTGGTAGAGCAGTAGACTGTTAATCTATTGGTCGTAGGTTCAAATCCTACCCGGGGAGCAAAAACATAGGAGTGTAGCTCAGTTGGTTAGAGCACTTGCCTGATACGCATGTGGCCGGCGGTTCGAGTCCGCCCATTCCTACTAAACGGTTATATGGTGGTCGTAGTTCAGTTGGTTAGAACGTCTGATTGTGGTTCAGAAGGTCGTGGGTTCGACTCCCATCGATCACCCAAGAGAGTTTTACTCTAAAGGGCACTGTACCCGAGCGGTTTAAGGGCCCGGTCTGCAAAACCGCGGATTCACTGGTTCGAATCCAGTTAGTGCCTCAATACACAGGTGTGGTGAAAGGGTATCATACCGGTCTCCAAAACCGTTGTTGGGAGTTCGAATCTCTCCACCTGTGCAATATTTAAAAATTTAAGCCATGAAAGTATTTAAGAAAACAAATGGGGAAAAGGTTAATGTGGTTGATCATACGCTTTCACAATTAAAAGAATCTCCTACAGTAACAATACATATCGGTACTGACTCTCAGAATGTTGGCGAAAATACCGTGTATAGTACTGTCATCGCTTATCGTTTTGGAAGTAATGGTGTACACTATATTGCTCACACGGAAAAAGTTCCTAAGATTCTTGATATGTGGACACGATTGTGGAAAGAGGCAGAAATGAGTATTGAAACGGCAGAATGGCTAACACAACAAATAAGCGTTAAAGTTCAAATAGACATGGACTATAACGGGGACGAAGAATATAAATCAAACAGATTAATTTCAGCTGCCAAAGGGTGGGCAAATAGTCTTGGTTATGCGGTGAATGTAAAACCTAATAATCAGATTGCAACTAGAGCTGCAGATTATCAATGTCGCTAATGGAAGGTTACCCAAGTTGGTGAAGGGGACGGTTTGCTAAACCGTTAGGTCGAGTAATCGGCGCGAGGGTTCGAGCCCCTCACCTTCCGCACTTTCAGAAATGATCTTTGTAGTTTATATTTAAAAAATAACCATAAAAATATGAAAAAAGACTTTCTTTGGTTAAGGGCGGTTATTAATCATCCAGAAAACACAGGTAAACACACGGAGGCTATCTATACTCTTATTCAACTTTTTAAGAAAAAATGGAGTCATTTAGAGAATCATCCAACTATCGGTGGCAAGTATGCATTGTACTTATCGTACTTTCGTATTACAATGAAATCAATAAATAATTAAACTAAGATAAGAACATACATATAAAAATAAAAAGAATGGCAGTAAGTATAGAAAAAAGATATCAGAAGCTTACAGATACTGAACATGTATTATTAAGACCTGGTATGTATATTGGCTCAATTAAACCACATACCGAAGAGGTTTACCTCTTTAATGAAAAGAAGAAAAAATTTGAACCAACTGAGATTACTTATAACCCAGGGCTTCTCAAAATGTTTGATGAGATTGTATCAAACTCTGTTGATGAACATAAAAGAAATCCTAAACTTAATCAAATTAAAATTACAGTTGATAAATCTACCGGTAGAATATCCATTTGGGATAACGGTGGTATTCCTGTAGAAATCCATAAAGAATACGATGAGTGGGTACCTGAAATGATTTTCAGTAACCTAAAAACCGGAAGTAACTTTGATGATTCCGAAGATCGTGTTGTGGTCGGTACCAATGGTGTTGGTAGTACACTTACAAATATTTTTAGTAAAGAATTTCGTATTGAAACATGTGATGGTAAAAAACATTTTACTCAAGTTTTTACTGATAACATGTCAAACCGTAGCGAGCCTATAATTAAACCTTCAAAAAAGGGTTTTACTGAAATCTCATACATCGCTGATTTTCAAAGATTTGGAATGAAAGGAATTGATGATGCATCAATCCAAATGATCCAAAAACGTCTTTATGATATTGCTGCATGTAATCTAGGCGTTAAAATTTATCTGAATGAAACACAAATTTCATTTGGAAGTTTTAAAGAATACGCAGAACTTTATACCGACTATGTTTTCTATGAGCAGTCACCTAACTGGAAAGTTGGTATTGGTCATTCAACCGTAGGGTTCAAAGCAATATCATTTGTTAACTCTGTTGAAACAAAAGACGGTGGTACCCATGTTAATAATATAACACATCAAATCATACAGGATCTTCGTGAAAGGATCAAAAAGAAATACCGAGTTGATGTAAAGCCTGCTGAACTTAAGCAGCATCTATTCCTTTTCATTGATTGTACAATTATTAATCCTGCGTTTTCATCTCAAACTAAAGAGAAGCTTATTACTGAACCTAAGGATTATGGAAGTATCCATGAATTATCTGAAAGAACACTTAAGCAAGTATTTTCATCCGAGATCATTCAATCTGTATTGGATTGGATAGAGAGAAAAAAGGCGGCTGAAGAACGGGCAAAACTTAGGAAGCTTAATAATAACCTAGATAAGTCTAAAGTAATTAAACTTATTGATGCTAAGAAGAGCGGAGACCGAAAGAACTGTACTCTTTCAATATTTGAAGGTGACTCTGCATCATCTGCCTTTCGTCGATACCGTGAACCGCAAACACAAGGTGCATTTCCACTTCGTGGTAAATTTATTAATGTAAGGGAAATTCCTGATTCGAAGGTTGTTCAGAATAAAGAAGTACAATCTCTTATGGCTGCAATCGGACTTAAGATTGGTCATGAACCAAAGGACTTAAGATACGGTAAGATTTTGTTTTACACCGATGCTGATGTTGACGGTAATTCCATATCTGCATTGTTAATAAATTTCTTTGGTAAGTATTGGCCGGAATTATTTGATGAGGGCAGAATGTTAAAGGTTGAAACACCTCTTATGGTTGCAAAGAAAGGAAAGGAAACTCTAAGCTTTTATTCTGATGAAGACTATAAGGCATGGGAGAGTAAACAAAAATCCTTAACATCATGGAATATTGAATATAAGAAAGGATTGGCCGCATTGGAAGATGAGGAATACCAGGAGATAATTAGAAGCCCTAAATCGTTCATTCTTACTAAAGATAATGGATTTAACAGCACTTTAGAGATATGGTTTTCAGGTGACTCTAGCCCTCGTAAAAAGAAGATTTTAGGAGAAGAAGTAGAAATTAAAAGTAATAGTAATAAGAAATCACTATTTTAATGGATAAAAGAACAGTAACATCATTCTTTGATAAAGAGTATTTGGAATATGCCAAATATGTAGTAGAGAACCGTGCAATTCCAAGTTGCATAGATGGACTAAAACCTACACAACGAAAGGTAGTCCATGTGGCAAATAAAATATGGAAAGGCGGTAATGAAAAACCTATGAAGCTTTTCCAATTGGCCGGTATGGTTGCAGCACAGGCGTATTATCATCACGGTAATACATCTCTTGAGTCTGCTATGATTGGTATGGCACAGAAGTTTAAAAATTCATTACCTCTTCTTGATGGTATTGGTCAATTTGGATCTTTACGAAGCCCATCTGCAGGTGCACCTCGTTACATCAGTGGAAAGTTACATCCTAACTTTAGATTAATCTATCAGGATTTTGAATTACTAAATAATAAGATTGAAGAAGGTGAAGAAATTGAACCTGATTTTTTCTTACCTATTGTTCCTACTGTTATTCTTAATGGATCTTCTGGTATTGCGGTTGGTTTTGCAACAAATATATTAAACCGAAATCCTAAAGATGTGGTTGATGCTTGCCTAGCGGTTCTTACTGATAAGAAAATAAAAACCCTTTCTCCTTGGTTAAGTGAATTCACAGGAACTTTTACCCGTGATCCTCAAAATCCAAATACATGGAAAATAAGTGGATCATATGAAGTTGTAAATAGTACAACAGTTAAGGTAACAGAAATTCCACCTTCATTTACTTACGAAAGATATGAAGAGTGGTTAAATGCTCTGGTTGAAAAAAGAATCATTGTTGATTATGAAGATAATTCATCAGATAAGATTGAATACATTCTTAAATTCCAAAGGGCAATTCTTAAGGATTATATTTCAAAATCTAAATTGGATGCATTACTAAAAATACATTCACAGGAAACTGAAAACTTAACTACAATCGATGAAACAGGTAAACTTAAGATTTTTACTAAAGCAGAAGATATTGTAACACATTTTGTAAGTGTAAGATTAGGATATTACGATAAGAGGAAAGAATACTTATTGGCTAAATTAGGTAGAGAACTTTTAGTTATTTCAAATCGTGCAAGATTTATTAAAGATATCATTGAAGGAAAACTTAAGGTGAATAATGTACCTAGAGAAACTATCATTGACTATTTAACAAAAAATAAGTATGATCAGGTTGACGGTAGTTATGGTTATTTACTAGGAATGGCAATCTATACTTTAACAAAGGAAAAGTTTGAAGAATTGTTAAAGCAGAAAAGCGATAAAGAAGCCGAGGTAGAAGTAATTAAGAAAACCGATCCAAAGGACATGTATGTTAAAGATTTAGAAAAACTTAAAAAATCTCTTGCATAACATAAAACACGGATAGGTTTTTTCAATATAAATAAAAAATAAAGTATATGAACAAGTATATTATTGTAAGCCCAGGTGTTACATGGACATGTAATGCTAACTCGGAGGAAGAAGCATGGGAATCCTTAGGCCAATTAAAAAGATTACCTGTAAAAGAACTTAAGAAACTATTTAAGTGTATTAATGAAGATGATCCTAAACAAGAAACAAATCAAACTAAATAAAATATGTTAATAGAACAAGTAACAACCACAGATTCATCAATGATTAAAAAGGCAGTATACAATTTTTCTGCTAATACATTGAAGATTGAATTTAATTCAGGTGCCGTATATGAATACGCAAATATGGACCAACAAACTTATGATGAATTCTGTAAAGCAGAATCTCAAGGTAAATTCTTTAACGAAAAAATCAAAAATAATTATCCAAATTCCAAATTAATTAATAGCTAACATGGGAACATCTAACATTATGTATGAAGCGCTTAAGGCTCAATTTGAAGCACAAAGACAATTGGCATTGGCCACATTAACAGTTTACTTTACAAATCCGGTAGGTATCGGAGAACATCCTCAACATATTGAAGAAATGGTAAAAATGACCAGAATTCTTGCTGAGGCAAATGATTGTATTGCAACTCTAAAGGAAACGTTTGAAGTTAACGAAGGTGGAAATGACAGTAAGTAGTATTGTACAAGGGCTACTTGAAAAGGGCCACATTACGGCTGAGGAGGCGTTAGTTTTACTTAAAGCTGAACTTAATAAGACATGTTGTCCTATTACTCCAGCTGCTCCGTATAATCCACCTAATCCGTACAGCCCACCATTTCAACCTTATGTAGGAGATCCGGTTTTTCCTAACCAACCGAAAATTTGGTATACAAGCGGAACCTATAATCCAGGTAGTACAATAAATGATAATCTTACAAATAAGTAAATGAATAAAGTAATTTTAGTAGGAAAGGCTGCTGCTGGTAAAGATCATATGAGAAAAGTAATGGAGAGCCGTGGATTCGTCTACGGCATTTCTTTTACCACACGACCACCAAGAGAAGGTGAAGTACATGGTAAAGATTATTACTTTCTAACAGTAGAGGAATTTGAGCAAAAGATAAAGGAAAACTTTTGGTATGAATATGTTACTTTTAACGGATGGTATTATGGAACTTCAAACGAACAGTTTTACGATACATGTAACCTATTCATTATGACTCCTATTGGAATATCTCACATTAAACCTGAAGACAGACATGAATGCACTATCTTCTATATTGACATTCCAATTGAAGTAAGACGAGAAAGATTGTTAAATAGGCATATGCCCGGAGATTCTTTAGATAGAAGAATTGAGGCAGACGAAAATGATTTTAAGAATTTTATCGATTACGATATTAAAATAAACAATCCTAACTTCTAACATATAAAAATAAAATGAGTAAATTCATTATCATCGAGGGTACCGATAATACAGGTAAAGACACTCAACAGAATCTAATCATTGAAAAACTAAATAAGCTGGTTTTTCATAAAATTCATTATTCATCGCTTCCGTTTAAAAACGATGTTGAAAAACATACAGAGTATTCAAAGAAGATGTATGATGATATGTTTAAGCTAATGATGTCAGTAAAAAATAATGACATTAATATTATCTTTAACCGCTCTCATTTAGGAGAAACGGTTTACTCTCCTTTATACCGAGGATATTCAGGTGATTACGTATTTGATATCGAAAAGAATTATGTAAATGCTCTTCGTGAAAATCTTTATCTTATTACTCTTACTAATGATCCTCATATCATTTGGAGTAGAGACGATGGTCAATCATTTTATAAAAATGAAGAAGGTATCAAAGCAGAAGTTGATGGTTTTCAAAGAGCTCACCGCTTAAGTAAGATTAAGAATAAACTTATGCTTAATATTGGTACTATGGGTGCGGATGATGTTTCAAAAATTATTGTAGATTTTTTATCTCACTCAAACACTATCACTGGGGAAAGTAAACAAATCACAATGTTTGAAAATGAGTAAGTGGAGAGAAGATCGTATGTTTGAAATTATGTCTCATCTAAATGCTGATGAAAGACTAAGATCCTTATATGATATGGAATTGATGAAATCTCATGCGAAATATCCTCGTACTGAGTTTTTTGATAGAATGGAAAAATGTTATGAAAAATCAAAACAAAAACTAAATAATGAGAGTCTATAAAGGTGAAACATTTGCAGATGTATATCAAACTGCATTAGGGGATGTTTTAAACAATCCTCAATATATTACCTCACCAAGAGGTATGAAAATTCATGAGGTAACTGATGCGGCTTTAGTTATTGAAGATCCTCGTTTTTATCTATATGAAAACCATAGAAGAAGCAGCCAATTCAAATACATTGGTGCTGAAATGGTGTGGTACTTTACAGGTAGAAATGATGTTGAATTTATTTCTAATTTTGCAAAATTCTGGGAACAGATTGATAACGGTGATGGTACTGTAAACTCTGCTTATGGTAATCTTATCTTCACTGAAAAGAATCAACATGGTCTTAATCAATATCAATGGGCATTACAGTCTCTAATCCAAGATAAAGATAGTCGTCAAGCAATTTTACATTTTAACAAACCTAATCATCAAAGGTGGGGTAATAAAGATTTTGTATGTACTCTTAATGGAGTATTTCAGATCCGAGATAACCGTCTTAACTTTACCATTGATATGAGATCAAATGATCTTATTCTAGGTACACCAACTGATATTGCATTCTTCTGTTTATTACAAGAACAGATGCTCCAACATCTTAAGAAGTATTATCCTGAATTAGAAATGGGTACATACACGCATATCGTACATTCTCTTCATATCTATGAAAGACACTTTAGCCTAATTAAGGATATGCTTAATTATTCGTTTGAACCAATGTGCTTACCTGATATGAGAGAGTTTATCATTGATCCAGATGGTAATCCATTAGAATGTATTAAAGACATTGAAACCGCAATACTTAAAAATGATGAATCTATTGCATACAATGATGATCCTTTACACACTTGGTTTGCTAACGCAATTTTCTCTGATATATAATAAAATCTAACATAATGAAACATATTAAATTATTTGAAGAATTTGTTGTAGAAAAAAGTGGAGACTCTTATTCTTCAGGTTGTGTCATGCTATACTTTGACTTTCCACAAATAAATAAGATTCATGATGCAATTGATCCAAATGATTTATATGAAGAAGAAGGAGATCGTACCTTCGGTTTAGAAGATGAATCTCATGTAACTCTTTTATACGGTCTTAAAGAATCAGTTACACCTGAACAAGTAAAGGAAATTTTGGATAACTTTAATTTTGGTCCATGCAAACTTTACAATGCTTCTCTATTTGAAAATGAGTATGACGTACTTAAATTTGATGTTGAAGGAGATTCTTTACATGAGGCTAATACTGCATTGAGAGAATTACCTTATGAAAATGATTACCCAGATTATCATCCACATAGTACTATTGGTTACATAAAGAAAGGATGTGGTAAAAGATACACTGAAATGCTAAAAGGTCAAGAATTTGATCTAACTCCAACATACGCAGTTTTTAGTCAACCTGATGGAACTAAAACAAAAATGAAAATAAAAAAATAATTTTCACAAAATATTTTCAATTCTCGTTTTTTTGTTTTATATTTATACTGATGGTATTATACTACCGTCCTAAAATAATATACAATGGTAAATAAAGAATCCAACATAGATTTTTTTATAACATCTGATACCTGGTTTGGAAGACCACAAATCTTAGAAGTCGCAAGAAGAACTCAGTTTTCATCTGTTGATGATATGAATGAGAAGCTTATTAAGAACTGGAACAAACAGGTAAAGAAAGGCGATATTGTTTTCCATTTAGGAAACTTCGCATGGGATCCACAAACCGCCAAGAATGTACTTAAACGATTAAATGGCGAAATTACATTCTTAGTTGGTAATGCTGATGATGCTCTATTAGAGGTCGAACATGAGTTTGACAATATTACTGTTTTAGATGATCAGATTGTTGAATTACCTCAATTTGATTCTGTTATTTGTCATTATCCATTAGAGGTATGGAATGGCAAAGACTCAGGAACTATTCACTTCCATGGTCATACTGTATTTTCACATAAGACTGATTTAAGGTCTTCTAATCGTGTTAATGCATGTACTGATTTTTGGAATTATGCACCGCTTAAATTTTCAACTATTAAAGATTTCATAAATGGCAAAAAGTAAAACGTACAAGGAACTGGCAATTGAATTTAAAAAGACAAGATCAGAAAGAGTTTATAATGAACTCTACAAAAAAATGAGACCAGGTTTATGGTCTTATGTTAACAATATCGTAAAGGATCCAACGATCGCTGACGATATTACATCAACCACATTAACTACGGTCTATCTTAAGATTGATCAATATGATGAATCATATCAGATCACTACATGGGCATATCGCATTGCATATAATGAATGCATTGGATGGATTCGTTTCCGTAACAAAAAGGTAAGTATGAATGTGTTTACCGATGCTGGTGTTGAACCGCCATCAAAGGATTTAGTAATCTCTCATGATCTTGCTATTAAAACCGATGATGATTTCTGGGAAGAGGAAAACATCCTAGATGAACAGGTTAGATTAACTAAAGAAGCAATAAATGCATTACCTCCTATGTATAAGAGATACATGGTAGAACGATTTATTAATCATAAGTCATACGGTGATATCTTAGATATTATGTCTGAACATGAGAGAGATATCAATTTACAAACCGTAAAGAATCGTATCTTTAGAGGTCGTAAAATCGTTAAGAAACAATTGGAGCAAATGAAATTATTTTCAGAGCACCAATACATATAAAAACCTATGTTATGTACATATTTGATGTAATTAGTGAAATTAACATTTGGCGAAAGGTAAGAATTATCGCCAAAGAAAATGAAAAGATCCTGAATGAATCAGGATTCCGTGTAGATTGGATTGGACGAATCTATACAGTTATTAATCTTCCTGAAGAAGTGGTTAATCAACCTATTTCTAAAGAAGGCTATATTCTTATGAAGCTTAGAGAATATGATAGGTTGTTTCTTGATATGGGAATAGCCGATGCGATTGCACCAGAAATAGAAGAAATTCCTGGAGCAGATGCTTACTTATTAATTCTTTCACCTGATAGAGATTACGTAAAACTTAAACCATTCTTGTGGTCAATGTTAAAGACAGGTGTACTAGTACTTGGCATTCGCATTGCTTACCTTATTATATCACACTATTGGTCTGGTATTGGAGGTTCATTAAGTAATTTAATTAACTTCATATTTTAAACCATGATACCTAATGGCAACTTCAGAATCATTACAACAAACAGAAACGATAAATGGTAAGAGATACTATTTAATTGGAAAACACAAATATCCCTCAGTTACTACAGTTCTAGGTAGTATGACAGATTCATCAGGCTTAGATGTCTGGCGAAAAAGAGTTGGGGAAGAAGAGGCAGATCGTATTTCTAAGTTTTCTGCTAATCGTGGAACTATCATGCATCAAATGATAGAATATTATTTAGGATCCACATTGGAGGGTAACCGTGAAAGACTACTCGAGGCACAGAGAAAAATTTTAGAATTTGTAAAGGAGGAAGGTTTCTCCGAAGAAGAACTTGACGTTGGTCGTAGGCTCTTTTACAGTTTTTATAACAACGGCTTATTTAATAAGATTAGCAGAGTTGTAAGTATCGAAGAGACGCTCTACTCCCACCAGATGGGAGGGTACGCAGGTAGGGTAGATAATATTTATGAGAATACTTTCTCCCATCTACTCATCTTAGATTTTAAGACTAGCCGTAAACAGAAAAAGAAAGAGTGGATTAAAAACTACTTTATGCAAATTGCTGCATATTTCTTAGCTTATTGGGAGATGCATGGTGTTAAACCTGCCGGTGGAGAAATTTGGATAGCGGTTGAAAATGATGAACCCCAAGTATTTGAGGTTACATGGGAAGATATTCAAGTCTATGGTAAAGAATTTCTATCACTTGTAAAAAAGTATCACGAACTTAACCCACTTCCACCAGAATATATAAAAAAATAAGTTTAGGAAATGAAATACATTAAAATCTTTGAACAGGTTGTAAACGAAGGTAAAATTGGAGATAAACTAACCGCATTATTTACTAAACAAACTGGTATTAAACTTAATGATGATGTAAAAGATAGTGAATATCCAGGAAAGTGGACGGTAACCAGGCTATGGGCACCACAAGATACTGGTGGAATGAATCCAGGTTTACACATGGAAATTACTAAAGGGAATACAACAGCGCACTGGATGGTAATGGATGATAAAGGAAAGCTAGCCGATAGCATGAAAAGAATTAAGAAGATATAATGAAACACGTAAAACTATTTGAACAATTCGTTAGCGAAAATGCAAATCAGTTGAACGAGTATACAACCAGAAATTTCAAAGTTGCTACTCCTGCTGTAAAGGATCTAAAGGGCGCAGAGAAATGGTTAAAAAAATACATGATTAGAACTGCAGCAACTACCGAAGAAGCAACCAAGAGAATTATGGGCTTTAATGGTGGAGTAATGTTTACTCATGTACAGTATCATATAGTTAAGCCTAATGGTAATAAACCTGATCGACCAACATTTAGATTGCACCAAAGCCAAGAATGGTTAAACGATGCAAATTTACAAGGTAGAGAAGAAGTAAATGCTACACTTTTAAGTATCTATCAATTAAAACCTGGCGAGGATATAAATACATCACAGGGAGATGCATGGGAATATGTTGGTGCAATCTATGTAGATAGTAAAGCATTCTTAGATGAATTAGGCAGATCATTTGAAGTAATAAAAAGATCATCGTAATCATGAAACACATTAAACTTTTTGAAGACTTTCTTGATGAAGCCCAACGACATAAACCAGTAGATCACGTAGAGGATATTGAGGTTAAGGACAAGTCAAATCAAAAGGCTGAAAAAGACGCACAACATTATATTGATGACAATATAGAATACTGCCCTCGATGTGGTGAACATCAAGATGATTGTATGTGTGGCTCCGATGACCCATGGTCAACCCAGAATTATCACCGTGTGCCTAAAGGCAAGGTTGAGTAAATTAACTTAATAAAACATAAATAGATATGAATAAAATTAATGCATTTTTCAAAGAACATGGTAGTAAAGTAATTACTGTACTTTTAATTTTACTTTACCTTAAATCATGTGGAGTTGATAGCGAACTTAACAGACTTAAAAAAGAAGCTAAAGCTAATTCTGAAATAATTAAGTCTTTACCATCTGCTAATGATTTAAAAATCGAAGGTCTTAGCGCAGAGAAAAGAATGATCCAAGCAACGGATCGTAAAATGTTAGATGTTCAACGTCAAAACGAAATTGAAAAAGAGATAAAAAGATTAGAAGGTAAGTAATGGCAAATATCATACCGGGGGTACCAACACCAAGCGATCCAAGCTGTGCATTAACTATATGTGGTAGCATAATAGCACAAGTAGATTGTATTAAGTATATAATGCAAGGTACTTCTGCGTGTATTGATATTCAGTTTTTTGGTTCTGATGAGAAGCCTCTTGATTTAGATCGTTTTTGCGATATTCAAATTCAATTAACAAATGAGTTTGATTGTGTTGTCGCTAATTTCTGGTACCCAGGAGTACCTACGGGTTCACGAGGATTTGATATTGAAGTTCTTCAGTATACAACAACCGGCGGACATATAGTTAATAAAGGACTTCTTAGAATATGCTTATCTAACAATTGTACTTTAACTTCTCCTGGTGCAATTTTTGCAGAAATTCTTTTAAGAGAATGTCTGTTAACAGGCGAGCAAGGCATTTTAACTGGGGTACCAACCCCAACAGAGTACGGAGAATCTTTTGGTATTCCTTGTTTACAAATAGCAAAGATAACAGAATCAAAGATAGCCAAGAACGGTGGCGGTGGAGGTTGCTTTCCAGGATACATACCACCACAACCTGGTAGTACTGGGCTTGGGTTTGCAATAGGATCAACTGGAGCCACAGGCTTTCATGGATCAACAGGATCTACTGGGTCACAAGGTAATATAGGTGCAACCGGTAGCGGCGCAACTGGTGCAACTGGTGCAACTGGAACCCAAGGATTTATTGGATCAACTGGCGCAACTGGTAATCAAGGATTTATTGGTTCAACTGGAGCAACTGGTAATCAAGGATTTATTGGATCAACTGGAGCAACTGGTAATCAAGGATTTACTGGTGCAACTGGAAATCAAGGATTTGATGGTTCAACTGGTTTAATCGGTTCAACTGGCCCACAAGGTGCAGGTGGTACCTTAGGTTATTGGGGTAGCTTTTGGAGTACATCAACACAAAATAATGGAGGTGCGACTGTTGCTAATGTAATGACATTCAATAACACCGATCCAGATTCAAATGGAGTTTCTATACAGAATAACAGTCAGGTTACCTTTGCATACGATGGCGTTTATAATATTCAGTTTTCTGCACAGTTTGATAGAACGAACATTTCAAACCTACCACCAGAGCGTAAGATTGATATATGGTTTGCCAAAAATGGTATTAACATACCAGATTCAAACTCGACGGTAGTAGTTCCAGGTCATCCTGTATTACCTGCATGGAATTTCCAATTAAAGTTAGATGCAGGTGATTATATTGAACTCTATTGGTCATGTCCTAATATTAATACTGCGGCTGTATATGTTCCTTCTAATATAGCACCTACTCGTCCAGCAGTACCATCTGTAATTTTAACTGCACAGCAAGTAACATACACGCAGAAAGGATCAACTGGTGCAACGGGTTCACAAGGTGATATTGGAGCAACCGGTTCACAGGGTAATCAAGGTGATATTGGTGCAACTGGTAATCAAGGATTTATTGGAGCAACTGGAAATCAAGGATTTATTGGTTCACAAGGTGATATTGGTGCAACTGGTTTACAAGGATTTATTGGAGCAACTGGAAATCAAGGTTTTATTGGTTCAAGCGGTTCACAAGGAACTGTTGGTTCACAAGGTGATATCGGCGCAACTGGTGGAATAGGTTTTACTGGATCAACTGGTCTTGGATCAACTGGAGCAACTGGCAATCAAGGAAATATTGGTGCAACTGGACCTGCTACGTCACTCTATTTGCTTGAAGCGTATGCAGATGTGACATACACTTTACCGGGAAGCTTTACTGAAGATCCCTGTAGATATAGTGTTGTGAGTAATACGGTCAATGTTTCAAGTGCATGGTTCAATACTTCAACATATAGATTTACGCCTCAAAAAGCAGGTTATTGGGAAATTACTGCATCATATGATGTTTATAGAAACGCTGAAGCAAGTATGGCAATTAAGAAAAATGGTAGTATCGTAGCAGCTGCCGGTTCTTTTAACGCGGTGGCTCAACAAATAACAAAAATTGTGTATCTAAATGGTTCAACTGACTACATAAACATCATAAACGTTGGACAGGTTTCAACTTCAAGAGCACAATATGATAGTAGGTCCTGGTTCCAAGCTAGATGGGTAGGCGAGTAACACAATTAAGAATAAATATTAAAACTAAGTCATGAAAAATAAACTCGTTCATTATTTTATCATAGGTATCTTTTGTAGTCTTTATTTCTTAGTAGCTACAATCTCTATGATTAACTCTGTTGCATTTTTTGACCTAGCTCATAATGGCATTATGAACTGGGCCCTTGCTATTGGATTTGAATTAGGTGCAGCTGCTTCTCTTGCTGCAATCATTATCCTTGATAAGACAAATAAAACAATGGTATGGACATTGTTCATACTTCTTACTGCATTTCAAATGATGGCTAATTCATTTCATGCATTCATAAATCTTGAAAACTATATGCCTTGGATAGAACTATTTGGTCTTGAAGAAGCTGAACCAATATTCCAAAAGAGAGTACTCTCAATCGTAAGTGGGGCTATATTACCTATCGTAGCCTTAGGATTTATCAAATCTCTTGTTGATTATATTAGGCCAGAACCGCTTAAAGAAGAATCAGCAGAGGTCCCATCAATAGAGGAACCTATTGAATTACCATCTGAACCACAGATAGTTAAAGAACCTGAAGTAATTCAGAAAGTTCAACCAGTAAAAGTATCTCAACCTGAGGTCGCTGTTGACTCTTTACCTGTTATTGATGCAAAGACTGGTAATGTTGTAATTGAACCAAGGGTTACACCTCCAATTAAACATTATAATCCTAAACCTTAAGTAAACTACTTATGGTTTTACTAACTAAAAAAAATAAAAGGTATGCCAGCTAACAAGCATGATGACGAAATATTTCGCGAAAAACGAATTATAAAAAATCCTATAAAATTTAAAATATCATTAAACGAAGAACAAAAAGCTGCAAAGGAACTTATATTAAAAAATACAATAACCTTATTAGCAGGTAGAGCTGGAAGTGGAAAAACCTTATTGGCGTGTCAAGTTGCTCTTGATGGTCTTTTTCGTAGACACTTTGAAAAAATCATTATCACAAGACCTACTGTGTCAAAAGAAGAAATTGGTTTCTTACCAGGTGATCTTCATCAAAAGATGGATCCATGGGTTCAACCAATTTATCAGAACATGTATATCCTATATGGTAAAGATAAAATTGACCCTTATATACAAAATGGTCAAATTGAAATTGTACCTCTTAGCTTTATGCGAGGCCGTACCTTTCTTGACTCTTGTGTAATTGTGGATGAAGCACAAAACGTAACGAATGAACAAATGGAAATGATTGTTACTCGTGTAGGTCTTCGTTCAAAAATGATTATCTGTGGTGATGACGGTCAGGTTGATCTTAAGAATAAGAGTGATTCTGGTTTTAAGTTTCTTTATAATTGTTCAAAGAAGATTAAGAACCTTGAAGGTATTACTCTAGTTAAAAATCATAGAGATCCTATTGTAGATGATCTTGTTCAGGTGTATGAAGAAGAGAACGCGAGAAGAAATGGGAAGACCCATAATAAATAATTTTTGAGTATAAGTTGTAATGCAATTATCAATAAATGGGTTTAGAGATTTTTTAATTTCGGGCCACACTGACTATCTAAATAGACTTAGAAAACAATTACATACTTATAGTAAAAGAAAGCGGATTTTATTGTTAATTGTACTATTAGTTTTACCACTTGGTATATTATGGGTATTTTTAATTATGAAAGCCGATAAAAACTTAAAAAATACTTTAACCAAAAATGGCAAAGGCAAAAGCGGATTCTTCAATCAAAAGAATTAAAACTAAAGTAAGTAGACCTGGCGTTCACGCTAAGACTAGAACAAGTAAAAGTAAAAAATCTAAACACTATAAGAAATCTTACCGAGGTCAAGGTAAGTAATAACTTTTTTCATAATGGGGAGAATAAAGTCTCCCCATTCTTTTCAAATCCCAACAATATGTTTTATATTTGTACTATAAACATTTAGTATAATGAGTAAAAAGAAACATGACCCAGTAAAGGCTTTAATCAAAGCATTTCATGATGAGGTAAAAGATACCGAATTACAAGAAAACTACAATCGTTTTGAGAGAGACCTTAAACGAGTAAAAGAACACCACAATCAATTAGTCCCTTTAATTAATTCAACTCTTCAAAAGATACAAGTGTTGAAGGATGCTGTTCTTAATCAAGCAATAAACGAGATTATTGCAACCGATGCAATCAAAAGACTTAGCGATCTTGAAAAAGAAAAGACCGAATACATTGAAAAAATAGAAATGTATAAGGAAGAAATCATAAGACTTGGTTCTTTAATGGAAAAGTATGAAGACTGGTCAGAGAGAAAACTTTTCTTATGGTGGAAAGTTATTAAAGTGGTTGATCCTGAAACCATGCCATGGGTTGATTGGAAGAAAACTTATGAAGGAAAAATCATATAATAATTATGGGAGCAGATATTCATATGTACGTTGAGTACAGAGATAAGAAACGTGCAAAGAAAGCTATTAAGGCAGGTGCACCAACATACTGGAATTCTTATGGCGATGTGATTAACCCTGGTCGTAATTATACCATGTTTGGTATCTTGGCTGGGGTTAGAGGAAGCTATAAAGATTCCTTTGATGCTAAAGGCATGGTTAATGATATGGGTTATGCTGCAAAGCATGATGCGTATATGTTCATTGTTGATAAACCCAGAGAAGAAGTACATGAAGAAGGTTGTGTGTCTAAAGAAGACGCATTACGATACGCATCATATGGGAGAAAGATTATCGATGACACTTGGGTAGAACATCCAGATTGGCATTCTCATTCATGGATGACAATCAAAGAACTTGAAAAGGTATTTAAGATTTATAAGAAGTATGCATCCAA